ACTTAGATGCAATTAGACGCAAACTCGGAGATTTACAATCTCAAACAACAAGGACTTCCCACTTATGGAAACCAAGTCCAGGAAAAAATCAAGTAAGAATAGTACCTTATCAGTATAATAAAGATAACCCTTTCCAAGAGTTATATTTTCATTACGACTTAGGCAAGAAGAATTATCTTTCACCTGTAACATTTGGTGAATCTGACCCAGTGTTAGAATTTTCTGAAAAACTAAAATCAACTGGAAATAGTGACGATTGGAAACTCTCTAAAAAACTTGAACCAAAATTAAGAACATATGTTCCTGTATTGGTAAGAGGTGAAGAAGGAGAAGGTGTTAAACTATGGGGATTTGGTAAACAAGTATATACTGAATTACTAGGATTTATTACAGACCCAGATTATGGTGATATAACAGATCCTTCTACAGGTAGAGATATCGTAGTAGAATTTACACCATCTGAAGGTGCAGGTAGTTATCCAAAAACTACTATTAGAGTAAAACCTAATCAAACTCCAGCTACTACTGATAAAACTATAGCTGAAAAGATTATGACAGGTCAAGAAGATATTTTTAATATTTTTAAGAAGGTATCTTATGATGACTTGAAAAAGGCATTAGAAGAGTGGTTAGATCCAAGTACTGATGGTGAACAACCAGCTGGAGATTTACCTTGGGAAACTAAAACAGAAACAAAATCACAACCTACTGCACAAGCTGCAGCAACAACAAAGGTTAAAAGTACAGACGATATTTCTGCAGCCTTTGATGATTTATTTAACCAATAGGAGAGATTAAAATGGATAAAGAATTATTAAAAAGAAAGATTGAAAATCCAGTTAGAGCTTTAGCAAAAGAATTGGAAGGTAGAGGACAAATGGAAGGTATTATTGCTGAATTAGTTCGTGTACTTTTAGCTAATGTTAAAGAATTAAATGGAGAAAAATAGTATGGGTAATCAAGAGAAAGACCAATTAGCACAAATCCTTGCAACATCTCTGAATAAAAAATTCAAAGACTATAAGGTTGCATATTTTTTAGATGGATCTGAAGAAACACCTACAGATTTATCAGAGTGGATAAGTACTGGTTCTTCAATGCTTGATTTAGCTATATCGAATAGACCTGATGGTGGAATACCAGTTGGTAGAATTACCGAAATAACTGGTCTAGAGGCTTCTGGAAAGTCTCTAATAGCTGCACAAATACTAGCTAACACTCAGAAAATGGGAGGTTTAGCAGTCTATATTGATACTGAAAATGCAATCAACGAAGAATTTTTACAAGCTCTTGGTATAGATATTTCAAAACTATTATATGTACAATTGGAAACAGTTGAAGATATATTTGAAGTTATGGAGAATATTATACTAACAGTAAGAGAAGGTGAAAAAGATAGATTAGTTACTATTGCAGTAGATTCAGTAGCAGCAGCCACAACCAAAGTAGAACAGTCTGCAGACTATAGTAAAGATGGTTGGGCAACTAGTAAAGCCATAGTTCTTTCGAAAGCAATGCGTAAGATAACTCAAATGATTGGTAGACAGAGAATAGCTCTAATATTTACAAATCAATTGAGACAAAAAATGGGAGTTATGTTTGGAGACCCTTGGACAACAAGTGGTGGTAAAGCAATTGCATTTCACTCCAGCTGTAGATTAAGATTGAAAGCTGCAGGTCAGATAAAAGCAACTGTAAATGGACAAGCACAAACCATTGGTATAAAAACAAAGGCGCAAGTAGTTAAGAATAGAATGGGACCACCTTTAAGAACTGCTGAATTTGATATTTACTTTGATAGTGGAATTGATGATTTTGGTGGATGGTTACAGGTTTTGAAAGCGTATAAGCTTATTAAACAAGGTGGATCTTGGTATACCTTTACTCGAGCGGATGGAACTGAATTGAAATGCACGTCAAAAACTTGGAAAGATAAGTTAGCCGAAGATGAAGAACTTAGAACAGAAGTTTATGACCTTATATGCAAAACCCTGGTTATGGATTACAAGACAGAGAATTTGGGTATTGATGATGTAGAGCATTCTGATGAACCAGTTCCTGAAGGCTAGCAGTTGAAGATGGCGTGGTGACCCCATTAACAACAAATAATAGTGAGACTTTTGTCATCGTGTGAAGCTGATACCAACGTTTTTGGAGCGTCACCGTAAGAAAACTAGAAAACACACTACACTATTAGCTATTGCAAGGGCTTCTGAGAAATTAGAAGTCCTTGCTTTTTGTTAACAACTTTTTTACCCAGAATTTTACCATGTCAAAAAAATTGGTTATATTTAACATATAAAAACAAAAATATGAAAGACAGATATAAAGAAATACTAGAAGGTCTAAGTGAAGATACTGCACCTAAAGATAAGAATGATAGAATTCTAATAATAGATGGACTAAATACATTTATTAGAAGTTTTGCAGTTAATCCAAGTGTAAATGAAGATGGTATACATGTTGGTGGTATGACTGGCTTTTTACATTCGATAGGATATGCAATTAGAAATATTAAACCTACTAGAGTTATTATATGTTTTGATGGTAAAGGTGGTAGTCAAAGACGTAGAAAAATATATCCAGAATATAAGCAAAATAGAAGAGTTAGAAAGCACTTAACAAGAGCAAATACATTTCAGTCTATAGATGATGAAAGAATATCTATGGGTCAGCAAATAAATAGACTAACTGAATACTTAGAAACTCTTCCAATAACTGTACTAGCCACAGAAAATATAGAAGCAGATGATGCAATGGCATATATTTGCCAACAAGTGTATCCTACAAGTCAATGTATTTTAATGTCTACAGATAGAGACTTTTTACAACTTGTAGATAGTAGAGTACAAGTTTGGTCACCAACTAAGAAAAAGTTTTACGATTCAGAATCAGTACAACAAGAATTCTTAATAAATTCTAAGAACTTTATTTTATTAAAATGTATAACTGGTGATGGCTCAGATAATATTCCTGGTATAAGAGGTGCAGGAATAAAATCTTTACAAAAAAGACTTCCATTATTATTTGAAGACAGAAAGATTGAATTATCAGAAGTTATTGATTATGTAAAAAATAATAGTGACGCAACAAAATTAGGACAAGCACTTAAAGACTCAGAAGATTTACTAAATACAAATTATAGATTGATGCAATTAGAAGATGTAGAAATATCTGGTCATGCTAAAGAATCTATTATGAATATTGTACATGCAGATATTAGTAGATTAAATAAAAGAAAATTTGAACAAATGGTATTAGAAGATAATATAAATGGAATATTTAAGAATCCATCTCTATGGTTAAGAGAATCTTTTTTACCTTTAGATAATATTATAGGACAATAGATGCAAGAAAAATTTCAATATGGTTATAGCTTTCAAACTAAGTTAATAGCATGTCTATTTAAGGATAGAGCATTTTTACAACAAATTATGGATATTCTAGATCCAGTTTACTTTGAATCAGAAGCTAATATAACTATTGTAGAAAGTATCAAAGACTATTTTCAAGAATATAAGCAACCACCGACTATGGAAGTTATGTCTGTTAAGGTGAAAGAACTTGACAATGATATGTTAAAAACTCAAGTTGTAGAACACTTAAAAGATTCATATAAACAGTTAGATGCACCAGACTTAGACTTTGTAAAAGAACAAACAATTAAATTTTGTAAAAACCAAGTACTAAAGTCAGCAATTATGGAATCAGTTCAACTTCTTGAAAGAGGAGAATATGACCAGATAAAAATGACAATTGATGATGCAATGAAAGCTGGTCTAGAAAGAGCTATTGGTCATGAGTATATAGAAGAAATAGATGCGCGATATCTAGAATCAGTTCGAAATACAGTTACAACTGGTTGGGATATAGTAGATGATATTGCAGATGGTGGATTAGGTAAAGGTGAACTTGGAGTATTTGTTGCACCATCTGGTATTGGTAAGTCTTGGGCACTAGTAAATGTAGGTGCAGCTGCAGTTAAAGCAGGTTTGAATGTAATTCATTACACTTTAGAATTAAATGAATCTTATGTAGGACTAAGATATGACGCAGTACTTAGTGGAATACAAGCTCAAGAATTAAAATATCACATAGAAGAAGTAAAAGATATAGTTGGTAAGTTAGAAGGTAAACTTATTGTAAAGTATTATCCAACGAAAGGTGGAACTGTAAATACTTTGGCTAGTCACATAGAAAAATGTAGACTACAAGGCTTTGACCCTGATTTAATAATCGTAGATTATGCAGATTTATTACGTGGTCATGGTAAAGAAGTAAGACACGAACTTGGTAATATTTATGAAGACTTAAGAGGACTAGCTGGTGAACATGAAATACCAGTTTGGACAGCATCACAAGCAAATAGATCTGCGTTAAGTGATGATATTATTGGAGCAGAGAAAATTGCAGAATCTTATGCTAAAATTATGACGGCTGATTTTGTAGTTTCATTAAGTAGAAAGATAGAAGATAAGTTGGCAAATACAGGTAGATGGCATATAATTAAAAATAGATTTGGTCAAGATGGTATAACATTCCCTAGTAAAATGAATGCTAGTAATGGTCAAATAGAAATATATGCACCTAACTCGTTAGATGGCCAAGATGTTCAGCAAGATATGGATAATCATTCTGAATATTTAAGAAAAGTTTTGAAACAAAAATATAATAAAGAATCTTAAATATGTATATATCGATATTTATTATAGACTGGCTCGATCCAGTCATTGTTTTCAACGGAGAAATTTAGTACATAATAAAGGAGAAAGAAATATGGAAGTATCAAATCAAATTTTATCAGAAATTACGGTTTACATGAAGTACGCAAAGTTCGTACCAGAATTAAATAGAAGAGAAACTTGGGAAGAGTTGGTGACAAGAAATAAAGAAATGCACCAAAAGAAATTTCCAATGTTAAAGGACGAAATAGAAGAAAAATATAAATTAGTGTATGACAAAAAAGTACTTCCATCTATGAGAAGCTTGCAGTTTGGTGGTAAGCCTATAGAAATATCTCCTAATAGAATATACAATTGTGCCTATCTTCCTATAGACTCTATTGATGCTTTTAGTGAAACTATGTTTTTACTATTAGGTGGAACAGGAGTAGGATACTCAGTACAAAGACACCATGTTGCAAAATTACCAGCAATACAAAAGCCATGGCCAAAAAGAACAAAGAGATTCTTAATTGGTGATAGTATAGAAGGTTGGGCAGATGCAGTTAAAGTTCTTATGAAATCTTATATGAATGGTGGTGGAAGTAGAATAGAGTTTGACTTTTCAGATATTAGACCAAAAGGTGCACAATTAGTAACTTCTGGTGGTAAAGCTCCAGGACCACAGCCATTAAAAGAATGTATCTTAAAAGTAAAAGGTATATTAGAATCAAAAGAAACAGGAGAAAAATTAACTACTCTAGAAGCTCATGATATTGTTTGCCATATTGCAGATGCAGTTCTTGCAGGTGGTATTAGAAGAGCAGCACTAATTAGCTTATTTAATGCTGATGATGACCAAATGATTAGTTGTAAAAGTGGTAATTGGTGGGAATTGAATCCACAAAGAGGTAGAGCAAACAATTCTGCAGTTTTAATGAGACACAAAATTACTAAAGAGTTCTTTTTAGACCTTTGGAAACGTGTAGAATTATCAGGAGCTGGTGAACCAGGTATTTATCTAAATAATGACAAAGATTGGGGTACAAATCCATGTTGTGAAATTGCATTAAGACCTCATCAATTTTGTAATCTTTGTGAAGTAAATGTAAGTAATATAGAAGACCAAGATGACTTAAATGAAAGAGTTAAAGTTGCATCTTTTATAGGAACTTTACAGGCTGGATATACAGACTTTCATTATCTTAGAGATGTATGGAGAGAAACAACTGAAAAAGATGCCTTAATAGGAGTATCTATGACCGGTATCGGTAGTGGTAGAGTACTTGGATATGATATGAAAAAAGCTGCAAGTTTAGTTAAAAGAGAAAATACTAGAGTTGCAAAAATTATAGGTATAAACCAGTCTGCAAGAACAACAACTGTAAAACCTGCAGGTACTACAAGTCTTGTTTTAGGTACAAGTTCAGGTATCCATGCATGGCATAATGACTACTATATTCGTAGAATAAGAGTTGGTAAAAACGAATCTATATATCAACACTTAGTAACTAATCACCCAGAATTAGTTGAAGATGAATATTTCAGACCACATGATACTGCAGTAATTCAAGTACCTCAAAAGTCACCTGAAGGTTCTATTTTAAGAACAGAATCTCCTTTTCAACTATTAGAAAGAGTTAAAAAGGTAGCTACAGAATGGGTAAAATCTGGCCATAGAGCTGGTTCAAACTCTCATAATGTTTCTGCAACTATTAGTCTTAAACAAGAAGACTGGCCGTTAGCAGGTGAATGGATGTGGGAAAATAGAAATTACTATAATGGATTATCAGTATTACCTTATGATGGTGGAACATATACACAAGCACCATTTGAAGATATTACTGAAGAAAAATATAATGAAATGATGAAGTCTCTTTCAGAAGTAGATTTATCAAATGTTATGGAAGTAGAAGACAATACAGATTTAAGTGGAGAATTAGCATGTGCAGGAGGAAGTTGTGAAATCACATGATGATTGGATAGTAGATCTGTATTATAAGGAAATGGTTGCTCAAAAAAATATGGAGAAAAACCATGACCAGCATTCACAGCCTACAGAACAAACTCAAAAAAATACAGAAAGAGATAGAAGACTATCAAGAAAACTGCAAACACAAGAGTCAGCACATAAAGTTTGACCATAATAAAAATGCAAGATGGTTCTGTATCAGATGTGATAAAATGGTCAGAATACCTAGTTATAGTGAATTACAAGATTGGATTAAAAAATGAAATATGTTATAGGAAATAATTTAGTGGCCACAATGGCAGCTTATCTTTTACCAAATGTAAAACATATAAAGCCAATCGACAAAGATCTTGATAGTTGGAATATCGAGACTTTTTATATTCCCTATTATTGTTTAGATTTTGTAAAGTTAGTTTTTCCTGGTGCAAATATTACAAAATATGAAATGAGAACAATGTATGATATGAGAGAGACTCTATCTGCTGTAAAGCCTAAAAACTTTGACCAAATATATACTCTATATACAAGAGGAAAAACAAACGTAGAAAAAGAATATCTTAGAACAATATCAGAAACATTAGAAGTTATATCTATAAATGGTGAATCACCGTTAAATTCATTGATAATATTATATGAAGAGCTAGAAAAGTTGACTTCTAACAAGTGTGAAAATATAGATGTAACAGGTATTGATGTAAAAAATAAACTAATCAAACTTAGTGACGATAAAGAATATGTGTATGATAAATTATTATTTACCTCTGGTTTACCTAAGTTAATCAGTCTTGACTCAAGCAAATCAGTTAAAGTTATTATAGAACAAAACTATACACCAGGTGAAAAATTTACCTTACCAGTTATAGACAAATATATTTATAGGTGTAAGTTAGAGAATGAAAATGATATTGAAATATCTAAACTTTTCGACCAAATCGCAACAGTTGGAAAACCATGGTTTAGAAAAATATTCTATAATGGTAGTGTAGTTTATGAGTCACTAAAGCAAATTTTTGAAGATAAAATAGAAAATAATACAGTTAATGAATATATCGAAGAGTCTCAAATAACAGATACTCTAGGTATACAAAAGGTTTCAGGAATAGATTTACTTGGAAAATGTTCAGAGTGGAACAATTCTATTGGTTTTGGTCACGTAATTCGTAGATGTAATTCATTGTTAGAATATTATAGTGATGATGAAAAAAACCACAAAATAATTTTTCCAGGTCAAGAAAATTTATTATATTAGTTATATGAATGAATTTAACAATTTACATAGTTGCTTCCAATCAGAATTGCAAGCACTAACAGCTTTCGGTAAAGAAGTAAGTAGTAATGGTACTAATCAAACAGAATTATTATTTAGATCTGTTTGTATAAATAATCCAACACACTTAGCAATTAAGCATCCTTCTAGAAAATTTAATCCAGCATACTCAGTACTAGAGTTTTTATGGTATCTATCAGGTCACAGAAAAACAAACAATATTGGTAAGTGTGCAAATATATGGTTAAAAATACAAGATGAACAGAATGAAGTAGAATCAAACTACGGTAGTTATATTCTTGGCCAACAATGGGATTGGATATTAAAAGAACTAGAAAATGATAAAGATTCTAGAAGATGTACAATAGTAATCCATCAACCACATCATAAAACTAAAAATGAAAAAGATCTACCTTGTACACAGTATTTACAGTTTTTCATTAGAGAAAATAAATTACATTTAGGTGTAAACATGCGTTCTAATGATATTATTTTTGGCTTTTGTAATGATGTATTTAACTTTGCTCTATTTCAGCAACTAATGTTAAATGAGTTGAGATCTGTATATCCTGACTTAAAATTAGGTTCTTATTACCATCATGCTGGTAGTTTACATTTATATGATATGCACTATGATATGAAAGATAATATTATGATGGATATTGCCAAGTTAAGTAAAGAAACTCTATGGACAGAAGAAAGATATGAACTACAGCCATGGATAACTAGAAAACATATTGCAGAAAATAATATGCAATTACCTATAGAAGATTTACCAAAATTAGAGCTAATGGCTTTTACAAAGGCACAAATGCAAAAGTTATTTAGACCAAAATCAAGATTATATCATATATGAAAGATAAGTTAAACAAAGAATATAAGTTACGTATGTCAAAGAAAAGTAAAAAAGAATCAATATTGAAAAGAGCTGATGATGTTGTAAACCATCGATCAGAAGAAAAAGAAAGAATGTATGGTCCTTTTAGTGAAGGTATGCAAAGAGCTGCAAAAATAGCTAGTGGTATGACTGGTAAAGATTTTGAAGCTGAAGATATGTATGCAGCACTAATTGCATTAAAGTTATCTCGTCATTCATACAATTATAGAGAAGATAATTTGTTAGATTGTGTAGCTTATTTAGGTGCACTTGATAATTACATAAAGGAGAATAAACAATGAAAATAAATGTTATGAAAATAGGTGCTACCATAAATGCCAACAATGGTAGTATTCTTACGGATGAAATAAATGTTGTAACAAAAATGTTGGCAGACCAAGGCCATGATGTTCACTATCATACTACTAGAACTAGAAGCATGATACCTTTACCTCATGCAACTTTTCATGACCTAGCTGAAGTTACAGACCAATCATTTAGTGATTATGACGCTTTAATAGTATTTAATGGCAATGCAAACTTTTATGGTGGACAAGAAGCAAGAGGTGATCTGATGGCATATAAGTTCATCAATAAGTCTACATGTCCTGTATTTTACTTTTTAACAGATTGGCTATTACCACTTCAACAACTTTGGCCAAATGTAGAAAAGAAACAAGTACAATACCATTGGGAAAGACAATATACTAGAGATGAAATAGAAGTTACTAGAGAAGATATTATTATGATATCTCAAATATATAATATGGAAACTCTACAAGCAAAGTATTTAGATAAAAGAGGAATAAATTACGCAGATATTGTTTACTTTCCGCTACAAGACTTTATTATTCATGAATATGAACCAATTGCAAAAGTAGAACAACAAGATAGATGGTTAGATTTAATTTATGGTGGTACATTTAGAGGTGGCCACAGACAAGATAAGATGATAGAATATTATTTTGACTATCCACAAGATATAAACGTACAAATGTTTGGTAATATAAAACCAGATCATTTTAGTAAGAAGAAAACAGCAGATATGAGGTTTCCAGACTTTATCAGTAAAAAGGTAAAGCATAGAGAATTCTTTGATAGAATGCAAACTTCAAAAGCTACAGTTACAATTAGTGATAAACTGTATGAAGGATGTGCAATATCAAATAGAACAAATGAATCTATTATTGGAAACGTAGTATCTTTTATAGATAGAGGTTATGACCCTGAAATGAGAATATTTAGTGATGATTTACTTCGTAAATTTAATTATGTAGATAAAAAGTCAGACGTTATAGCTAGATTAAAATATTTGAAAGATAACCCTAGTGCATTTGATGAAATAATAAAAAGACAGTATGAAGATGCAACAGGAAAAATGTCAAAAGAACAATATTACAAGTCTTTTGTAAATATAGTAGAATCTAAATTAGAAAATAAGCAAGTAGAGGAAATACAATGGTTTCAGAACTAAAATTTATTAGAGTTAAAAATGTTAAACAACCACAAAGAGGTACACCAGAAAGTGCAGGTATAGATTTTTTTGTACCAGATGAGTTTGAAACTTTAGGTCTTTTACCTGGAGAATCTTGTTTTATTCCAAGTGGTATAAAGGTTAATGTACCAGCAGGTCATGCACTTGTAGCATTCAATAAGAGTGGCGTAGCTGTTAAGAAAAATTTACATGTAGGTGCATGTGTAGTGGATGAAGATTATCAAGGAGAAGTTCACTTAAACTTAACAAACACTGGTAATCAATTACAGATAATAGAAAGAGGAGATAAGATAGTACAATTTATTTTATTACCTGTTAATTATGCAAATCCAGTAGAAGTTGAACCAAAAGACTTATATGATAAAACTTCTAAGCGTGGAGAAGGTGGTTTCGGAAGTACAGGAACAAAATAATTGTTAATAACTTTTGTTAAAAATAATTACCCAGGATTTTTCCATGTCAAAAAAATTGGTTATATTTATACTATAAATAAAGAAAAAGTTATATGAAATTATCAAGGTTATCAAGCAAGTTCGACAAAGGTTTCTTCAATATGTATCAGTTTGGATATGATGGAGATAAATTAGGTGTAAAAGTAGATAGAATAAAAGACTATTTTTATTATTCAGCAGAACATATTCAAGATATATTAGATATTAGACAGTTTGACTGTAAACACACAGATCTATATACAACATTATATGGTGATAAAGTTTACAAGGTTTATTATTCAGCAATAAAAGCTAAGAATGAACTAGTAAAGAAATATCCAGATAGAATATATCAAGCTGACGTAACACCTGAATTTAAGTATATGTTAGATCGAAAGTTAGAATGGTCTAGTAAACGTCATATTATGTATTTTGATATTGAGACTTGGTTTGACCCTGAACAGCCAAAAGCAAACATGCCTCATAAAGCAATGATGCCTGTTACTTCAGTAGTCTGTTATTCTAATTTTCACAAAAAGTATTGGGTAATATCTTGGCATCCAGAACATACTAAAGATTTTGATGAACCAAAAATAACTGAAAAAGACAATGTTAATTATATGCTTTGTAAAGATGAAAAAACAGTTTTATTAAGTTTCATTGAATTGCTAGGCATAATGAAAACAGATGTTCTTACAGGATGGTATTCTGCAGGTTATGACCTTCCATATATCATAAATAGATGTAAAAGACTTGGCCTACCTTATGAGAATCTTTCGCCATTAAAAGATGTTTATATTAAAAAGCGTGGTGAATATTGGAGAATAAACATAAAAGGTTTAGACCATGTTGATATGATGGAAGCAGTTCAAGATATGGGATATAATCTTCCTAATTGGAAACTAACAACTGCAGTAAAAGAAATTATTGGTGATGAAGATCTAGATAAACTTACTGAAGTTACATGGAGAGATTGGATAGATAACTATAAAGGATTTATTGAGTATGGTATTCGAGATGTAGAGATACTTGCAGAATTAGATAAGAAAATACAGATATTTGACTTATATACTACACTTCAGCAGATCGCACATACTGACACATTAGGTGGTACATTCCACAAATCAATGGTTGTTGATAACTATATATTAAAAGAAAACCATGGTAAGATTGTATTTCCAACTAGACACACAAGAGCAAAACAACAATATGCTGGTGCTATAGTTTTTAATCCTAGAGAACCTGGTCGTCATAAAGACGTAACAGTAATGGATTATACTTCACTATATCCAACTTCAATTATGGCATTCAATATTAGTCCTGAAACATTTATTGTATCAGAAAAATCTTGCAAAAAGATGGGTATTAAGATTGAAGATGTAATTGAAAAGCTAAAAGCAGATGGTATAGGTTATATAGACACTGGTTCACCTAAAACTAATGGTGTACCAGAACTATTTGGTGAAAGATATCTCTTTTACGACCATAAATATAAACTAGGACTTCTACCACAAGTATTAAGAAAATTATTCTTACAGAGAGTTGAAGTAAATAGAGGATTAAAAGCTGGTGAATATAGTGGTGATGAAATTGTAGCAATGGATAAAAGACAACAAGCATATAAACTAGTTCTTAACTCAGCTTATGGTGCTATGGGCTTTAACTTTTTCAGATTATACAGACCAGAATGTGCAGATGGTATTACATTTTTTGCTAGACAAGCTCTTAAATTTGCATCACTAAAGTTTCAACAACTAGACCATTATGTTTTATATGGTGATACTGATTCAATATTTGTTAAGTCAAATGGAAAGTCAGAAGAACAAATGAAAGAAACTCTAGTTGACTTTAATGATATGTTAAGAAAAGAGTTAGTTGAAAAATATAATCCTGGTGTAGATGATGATTATATGTTGATGGACTTAAAGTTTGAGTATGACTTAGAATACATATACTTTGGTGATTCTAAGAAAAGATATTATTCAATCATACGAGATACAGGTAAAAAGTATATTAGAGGTATGAATATTATTCGTAAAGATACACCAGAATTTATGAAAGGTGCTCTAAACAAAATAGCAGAATTGGCTGTTAGAGGTACTTTAACTATGGAACATTTACATGCATTGAGACAGAAGATTGAAACTGTAGACTATAAGCTTATAGGTATAAATAAAAAGTTTACAAAGTCTTTTGACCAATACGTTAAGACAATGCCACAACATGTTAAAGCTTCGTTTTGGGCAAATGAAAAACTCAATACTACTATAACACATAGTGATACTCCACTTCTTTTTTATATAAATAGTAAGTGTGAAGATGACTTAAAAATAAAACAGAGACAGCAAGCTATTTGTCTTAATGAAGAAGATCTACATTTAGTAGATGAAAGAAAAGATGTATTTGAAATAGACTATGATACATTTTTCAAAAAGCAAGTTCTAGACCAATTAGAAGAATTTGACAAGATTGACGAAGTTAAGGCTTTAGTAAAAAATTATACAACAGCTGAGGTATTATCTTAAGCTAATATGATATTTATATATTGAAAGGTTATTAAATAAAACAATAGGAGAATAAAGGTTATGAATGTAGAACCAATTGCGGGCAAAATTTTACTTAAAAAATTATCAATGGAACAAACGGCTGGTGGTGTAATTATGCCAGATATCGCTCAAGAAGGAGCTACCGAAGCAGAGGTAGTAGCGATAGGACCTCCACTATTTTTACAAGACGGAAAACAAGTACCTATACAATGTACTATTGGATGTAAAGTATTATATCCTAAGTTCGGCGCAAAAGCAGTTGATATAGATGGAGAAGAGTACTTAATAATAAATGAGTCTGAATTGTTTCTAATATTTAAGGAGAATAAGTAATGTCAAAGAAAGATTTAACATTTGGTAAAGATGCCAGAAAAGAATTACAAACAGGTGTAGACAAATTAGCAGATGCAGTTTCATCTACGCTTGGACCAAAAGGTAGAAATGTTGTAATTGAAAAAGAATTTGGTAAATATGTATCAACAAAAGATGGTGTAACTGTTGCAAAAGATGTAGAACTAGAAAGTACATTAGAGAATGCAGGTGCACAAATGGTAAAAGAAGTAGCTAGCCAAGTTAATGATGAGGCTGGAGATGGTACAACAACAGCAACTGTTTTAGCTAGAAAAATGTACACAGATGGTTTACAGTTGATTAGTAATGGTGCAAATCCAATAGATCTTAAGAGAGGTATGGATAAGGCTGTATCAAAAGTTACAGAGGCTTTATCTGAATTAGCAAGAGAAGTAAAAAATTCTAGTGAAATAGCTGAAGTAGGTATGATATCGGCAAACAACGATGAGTTTATCGGTAATCTAATTTCAGAGGCTATGGATAAAGTTGGTAGAGAAGGTGTAGTATCAGTAGAAGAATCACAAACTGCAGAAACAATTTTAGAAACTGTAGAAGGTATGCAATTTGAAAGAGGTTATCTTTCTCCATACTTTATTACAAATAATAATCAAATGCAAGTAGAACTTGAGAATCCTTGGATATTACTATTTAATAAAAAAATATCTACAATTAAAGGTATTGTAAAGATTTTAGAAGCTTGTATACAACAAAACAAATCTTTGTTAATTATAGCAGAAGACGTTCAATCAGAAGCTTTAGCTGCACTTATTGTAAATAAAATGAGAGGAACAATGAAAGTTGCAGCAGTTAAAGCACCAGACTTTGGTAAAAGAAGAGATGAAATATTAGAAGATATTGCAGTTCTTACTGGAGCAACTGTTGTAAGTACTGAAAAAGGTATGACACTAGATAGAGTAACTGAAGAAATGTTTGGTACTGCAAACAGAGTTACAATAAATAAGAAGTATACAACAATTGTAGATGGTGCAGGTAAACTTGAAGATATAGAAGCTAGAGTAGAAGAAATAAAGTCAACAATTGAATCTTCAGAATCTCCTTATGAGATAGAAAAAGCACAAGAAAGATTAGCTAAACTTTCAGGTGGTGTAGCATTGATTAAGATTGGTGCAGAATCAGAACTTGAAATGAAAGAAAAGAAAGATAGAGTTGAAGATGCACTTAATGCGACTAGAGCAGCATTAGATGAAGGAATTATCCCTGGAGGCGGTGTAGCATTAAGATGGCTAGTTGATGAAATACTTGGAAAAGTACAAGCTGATTTTGAAAACCAAGACCAGAAATGTGGTATAGAAATTATTTTAGATGCATGTAAAGAACCATTTAATATAATTATGAATAATGCTGGACTAGACGGTGATACTTGTTGGGATACTGAAATACGTCCAAAAGCAGAAAGAAAAAATACTGTCAACTGGACTGAAGATATGAAATGGGGATATGACGCAAGAAAAGATGAAGTAGTAAATATGTACGAGGCAGGTATTATTGACCCTGCAAAGGTAACACGAGTTGCTTTAGAAAAAGCAGCATCAGTTGCAGGAACAATGCTACTAACAGAATGTATGATAACAAAACAACCAAATGATAATGAAGAACCTAATCTTGGACCAGGTGGCTTCGGAATACAATAAGAGGAAAAATATGGACTTATCAAATTTAATACTTAATGCGTTACTAAAAGACGCTCAAGCACAAGAAGCTAAAGCAATTGCAATCTTACAAAACTATATGGCTAATTCAGCTGGTATTGGGGAACACCCTGATATAGTAGAAGAATGTAAAAAACAGGTAAAAGATATTGCAGATGCAAGAGAAACTATTGATATACTAAATTCAATGGTACCACCTGCACCAACTGGAGAGACAAAAGATGGACAATAATCTAGGAAATGCATTAAAAGGAATGTCACCTTCAGATTTACCAGATGTTGTATGCGACAAATGTGGAAATCCAACATTTAGACAAGTAGTATTACTAAAGAAAGTATCTGCAGCGTTATCACCATCAGGAAATACAAGTTTTCTACCAATGCCTGTTTTTGAATGTAGTAATTGTGGCCATGTAAATGATGACTTATTACCTAAAACTGGTGGATCTCCTTTATCTAAAGCATAATTATGAGTAAGATAGAAGATTCAGTTTGCAAAAAAATTCAAGATAGAGCAAGCGTTGGTAAAAAGAAATATGGAGTCACAATGGAGAGAAATGACTTATCATTCAAAGAATGGATGATACATTTACAAGAAGAACTCATGGATGCCATAGTTTACATTGAAAAAAATTTAGAAGAATCTGGTAAAAAATAACTACCAGATTTTTTTATGTCAATTATTTTTATTATATTATACTATGCAATTAAAAACACCCAAAGATTTAGCCATCAAGGCTCGTATGTTAGGCAAGAAAACAATCTCATACAGCCAATTTTCAAGGTATAAAACATGCCCAAAATCATGGAAGCTTGCGTATATTGATAAAGAAACTTCTTGGGATCCATCAATATACTTAATATTCGGTACAGCTTTTCATGAAACTTTACAAACATATCTAGATACAATGTATAAAGAAACTGCCGTAAAAGCAAATGAACTAGATGTAAATAAAATTCTGTTGGAATCAATGAAGAGAGAATATAAAGCCGTTGTAGATGATTATGGCCAAGATTTTTCAACACCAAAAGAACTGGGAGAATTTTATCAAGATGGTGTAGCAATTATGGAATGGTTCAAAAAGAAAAGAGGTGCATACTTTAGCAAGAAAAATACAAAGCTTGTTGGTATAGAAATGCCAATATTATGTGAAGTAGATTCTAATCCAAATATTATGATTATGGGCTTTATGGATATTGTTATGAAAGAACATGATAAGATTGTAATCTATGATATTAAGACTTCAACAAGAGGTTGGAAAGCTGCACAGAAAAAAGCAAATGGTGACCAACTAAGACTATATAAAAAGTTTTTCTCTAAGCAATATAATGTAGACGAAAAAGATATTATTGTCGAGTATTTTATTGTAAAAAGAAAGTTATGGGAAAACTGTGATTTTCCACAAAAAAGAATACAGCAAGTACGACCTGCTGCAGGTAAACCTTCACTAAATAAAGTAATTAGAGAGCTAGACCATTTTGTGGCAAATGCATTCACTCCTGAAGGTAAACACAATAAAGAAGCCAACTATCCAGCAATAGCAGGTCTTAAAAACGTAAATTGTAAATGGTGTGAATATAGAGATAGGGAAGATCTTTGTCCTAAAAAAGAAAGAATAAAAGCATGAAAGTAGGAATAGTTGGAAGCAGACAATATGAGAATAAAAGAAAGATTAAAGAGATGATTTTCAGGCTTAAACAAACTTTTGGAGATGATTTAACAATAATCGGCGGTGGATGTCTAGATGGAGCAGATAGATATGCTAAAAAGTATGCTCTAGAATTAGGATGTAATTATGTTGAAGTAAACCCTGCTCATACACCTAAAAATTTATATTCGTATATGAGAGAAGAATGGTATAATAAGCCATTTTCGGTAAGAAATTTTCATATAAGAAATAAAATATTGGCAAGTATAGTTGATAGGCTAGTAGCCTTTATTCCTAGAGGCCATAGATCTGACAGCACAGATAGTACACTTAAATATGCTGAAAAATTTGATAAAAAATGTATCATAATAACGTAACTTTCTAAATATATCTATATATTTATATATGTATATACTTAGGAGAGAATGTTATGAAACATAAAACAAAATTAACTTCGGTTAAAGTTGATATAGAAGCTCAAAATAAGTTTAAGTACATTTGTTTAGAAAATGGAATGAACTTCCAAAAGCTAGTAAATAGATGTCTTATCTTATATATTGAAGATGACAAGTTTAAGAAGAGAATCGACAAGTTTGAGTTATATATAACAACAAAATAATTTAGAGGAAAGGTTATGAATGGTATCGAGCTGCCAAAGCTTAAAAAACTGAGCCCTAACGGGGTAAAAAAGAAAAAGATTTTATTATTATCAGATGATATGAGACTTCATTCTGGTGTAGGAACTATGTCAAAAGAAATTGCTGTAGGTTCTGCTCATTTATTTGATTGGGTACAAATAGGTGGAGCTATCAATCATCCTGATGCAGGAAAAGTTTTTGATGTTTCTGATGATATAAATAAAGAGTTAGGAATAGACCATGCAAGTGTTAAGATTTATCCAGTCAATGATTATGGAAATGCTGAAATATTAAGACAAGTAATGAGTATAGAAAAACCAGATGCTATTATGCACTTTACAGATCCAAGATTTTGGGGTTGGTTATATCAAATGGAACATGAACTAAGACAACATATTCCATTAACATACTTGAATATATGGGATGATTTACCTTATCCTCATTGGAATGAAAATTTCTATGAATCTTGTGACCTCTTGATGGCAATTTCAAAACAAACATATAATATAAATAACCAAGTTTGTAGAAGAAAGCCTAGAAGAGAAGGTATAGATTTAACTTACGTTCAACATGGTATAAGTAAACATAAGCACTATCCAATTGATGAAGATTCAGCTGACTTTAGTGAATATTTTGATTTTATATCAAAGAGAGGATATGATAAGTTTGATACTATATTCTTCTTTAATAGTAGAAACATTAGAAGAAAGTCTACAAGTGATTTAGTTTTAGCATATAGACTTATGTGCGATACTCTACCTAAAAAAGAAGCTGACAAATGTTTACTATTATTACATACAGATCCAGTAGACCAAAATGGTACTGATTTACCAGCAGTGATACGTGCTCTATGTCCTAATTACAATGTAGCATTTTCAAACGGAAAAGTTCAATCTAAAGAATTAAATTATCTATATAACGTGGCTTCAGCAACTTGTCAACCTTCATCTGCAGAAGGATTTGGTTTAAGTGTTATGGAATCAATAATGTCAGGAACTCCTATATTAGGAACAGTTATTGGAGGTATACAAGACCAAATGGGATTCAAAAAAGATGATGGTACTCCAGTTGAATTATCAGATTTTTCAGCTGAATGGCCTAGTAATAGTGATAAAAAATATACAAAGCATGGTGAATGGGCATTTCCATGTTGGCCACAAATAAATTTACAAGGTTCACCAATGACACCATATATTTATGATAGTAGACCTTCAGTAAAAGATATGGCAAAACAACTTAAAAATATTCAAAAATTAGGTAGAAAAGAACTAAAAAGACGAGGAAAGATTGGTAGAAAATGGGCAATTGAAAATGGTTTCGATGCAAAAGGCATGTGTGAAGCTTTTATTAAGTCTATGAATGCATGTTTTGATAATTTTGAACCTAGAAAGAGATTCACATTATTGAGTGCAGATAGTAAAGCACCTAATTATGATGATGGAGTTATTTTCGATAGTAAACAAATATTTGGGGAGAGTATATAATGAAAGAATTATTAGTTTTTCAAGGACCTTGTAGCTCTAGATCAGGTTATGGAGACCATGCTAGAGACTTAGTTAGAGCTTTAATTTCAATGGATAGATTTGAAATTCAAATTATAGATTTAAGATGGGGTGATTGTCCTAGAAATGCACTAACAACAAAGGACAATGATATAACAAGTAGAATTGCTGTAGGAAATATCAATAGACAGCCTGATGTTTTTGTTCAATTGAGTGTACCTAATGAATTTACTCCACATGGAAAATTCAACATTGGAATAACTGCTGGAATAGAAACAACTCTATGTGCAGCACCATGGATAGAAGGTCTAAATAGAATGGACTTAAATATTGTACCTAGTGAGCATTCAAAAAATGTTTTCTTAAATACAAGCTATGATAGGATGGATAATAGAACTCAACAAAAGGTCGGAGTATTAAAATGTGAAAAACCAATTGAAGTTTTATTTGAAGGAGCAGATTTGAATATATGGAAAAAGACAGATGAAATAGCAAAAACAGTTCATGAAGATTTATCAACTATTCCTGAAAGCTTTTGCTTCTTACATGTAGGCCATTGGCTTCAAGGAGTAGAAGGAGAAAGTAGAAAAGATACAGGAGGAATGATAAGAACTTTTTGTAATACATTTAAGTCAGGAACAAAAAAACCTGCTCTTATATTAAAAACCAGTAGTGCAACATTTAGTGTAATAGATAGAGAACAAACTCTAGCAAAAATTCAGTCAATAAGAAATCAAATACCTAATGCTCCAAATGTTTATTTATTACATGGAGATATGACACCTACAGAACTTAATTCGTTATATAACCATCCAAAGGTAAAGGCACATTTGAGTTTTACTAAAGGTGAAGGTTTTGGTAGACCACTATTAGAGGCCAGTCTAAGTGGTAAACCAGTTATAGCGTCCAATTGGTCAGGACAGGTTGACTTTTTGAAACATTCAGTTATGTTACCAGGCGAAGTTAAACAGGTACACCCTTCAGTTCATTGGAAGGACGTAATTTTACCTGAATCTGGATGGTTCTCTGTGAACTATAACTACGCATCTAAAGTTCTTAAAGATGTATTTAAGAAATATAAAGACTATATTCCAAATGCAAGAAAGCAGAGAAGATATAGTATAGATAACTTTAGTCTAGAAAAAATGAATAGTGATTTTAAGACGATGGTTGATACTCACGTAAAAAGAACAGAACAGGTACAAATAAAATTACCTACATTACCACAATTAAAAGAGGTTTAATTATGAACGATAACGTAAAAATACCAGAAAATTTAGAAGTTTCTCCAATATCAGGCAAAGAGTCTGTAATAGTTGAGACTGTAAACGAAAAAATTTCTAGAATATGTATGGATAGTGGATATATGACAAATGATGATTTTTCATTTGACAATATAGAATTGATTGAAAAATACGAAGAGTCTATGCCACAGATTATTATAGATAATAAATATAAAGATGAAGATTTACAACAATGGTGGTATTTAACCACTGTTCAATTCACAACTGGTATGATTTATCCTATGCCAAATAGTACTAAAGGATATGATTGGGCATTTAGTCCTGTTGTTCAAATACCAGAATCAGAACAATCTAAATTTCCTATACCTGGAAAAGAAGGAGAATTCTATAAAACTAGGTTAGATACAGAAGCAACCGAAAGATATACAAATTCAGATTTTAGAGGTGTTTGTAAGAGAGCAGGAGCAGTCGTAGGTATATAACATGAGCTATTTAACTCAGCATAGAACTAGGATTAGAAAGAGGTATAATTACTCTAAAGGTGCCCTTGAAGCTGGTATGATTGTAGAAATGACCTATAAGAAACGAGCTAAAAAGGGAGATCCTACTAAGCTAATAACTGAAAAGTATATGGTAGTAGTTTTAGATGCTTCATACAATGGTTATATGCATGCAATGAGTTTGACAGATATATCTTCAGTTCAATTAAATAAACTTGCATTGGATTGGGGTTTAACTTTAGTTGAAAGAGGATCCGCAAAGGTAACATTTGGTATACTAACAGGAGAAGGTATACCTAAAATACTAGTTGAATCTTCAGCAACGTCTGCATATAATAACCAATTTTCTAAATTAAAAGGTAATTTATTAAATTCATATAAAACTTTTAATATTAAAAATATAGGTAATGTTGCAGTAGTTGATTACGAATGGGATAAACAGGCATTTAATACTTTAGCTATATTGGAAGTTAAAAAAGCCGAATTAGAAATAGAATCAGAAAAAGATAAAAAAGAAAAACAAAAGAAGGCTGAAGCAGAAGCTAAAAAGCCAACTAATAAGTAGGAGAAAAGGTTATGAGAATTAGTTATGCAATTACAGTGTGTAATGAGCACAAAGAATTAAGAACTTTATTAGACTTTTTATTCAAGCATAAGAGAAAGAAAGATGAAGTTGTAGTTCAAAAAGATAATGGAAATGCTACTGACGAAGTATGGGATGTTTGTGAAAGGTTTGAATCTAAACAAGCTGTAGAATATAAGCACATATCTCACGCTCTAAACAAGAACTTTGCTCAGTATAAAAACAATTTGAATAAAGCTTGTAGTGGAGATTGGATATTTCAAATAGATGCAGATGAAATACCTAATGAATATCTTATCCAAGCTCTACCTTATATTTTAGAAGCTAATGATGGAGTTGAAGCGTACTGGGTACCAAGAGTAAATACTGTAGCAGGAATTACTGATGAACATATTGCAAAATGGGGTTGGAGATTAAATGAACAAGGTTGGGTAAACTTTCCAGACTGGCAAATGAGATTATATAAGAATGACGAAAATATTTATTGGATGAAGCCTGTACATGAACAGTTAAAGGGTTATACCAAATTTGCAAACTTACCACCAGAAGAAAAATTTGCATTATACCATCCAAAAGATATTGGAAGACAAGAGAAACAAAACGCATTTTACGAAACTATTTAATTATTAGGAAAGGTTATGAACAAGAAAGTATTGGTTACGGGCGGTGCCGGCTTTATAGGCAGTAATTTAATTAAAACACTCATAAGTAAAGGATATAATGTATCTTCAATAGACAATTACGATAGTGGAACTGAAGATAATCATGTAGATGGATGTGTATACTATAAAGGAGATGTGATTGATTGGTTAACAAGTAGTAATAGAAGTTTTGATATTTGTTTCCACCTAGCAGGACTTAGTCGTATTCAACCTTCTTTTTCAAACCCTGATGAAACACTAAGGGTAAATACCATAGGTACTCAAAAAGTACTAGAATTTGCTAGAAAAACTGGTGCAAAGATGGTATATGCAGGTTCATCTTCTAGATGGCACGACCCATATCAATCACCTTATGCAACATCAAAATATTTAGGTGAAGAACTATGTAAAATGTACAGAAAAACATATAATTTACATATAGAAATCGCAAGATTCTATAACGTATATGGACCTGGTGAAATAATAGATGGTGATTGGGCTGCAGTAACTGGTATTTGGAGAAGACAAGTTAGAGATGGTAATAAAATTACAATAGTTGGAGATGGTAATCAAAGAAGAGATTTTACCTATGTTGGTGATATTGTTGATGGACTAATTAAAATTGTAGAATCAGGTGAAAAACATGAAGATGCATGGGAGTTTGGAACAGGTATGAATTATTCCATAAATGAAGTATATGAAATGTTTAGAAGCAGATTTGGTGTAGAAAAAATACATTTACCAGACCAAGCAGGAAATTATAGAGAAACATTAAGAGAAAATAATGACTCTTTAGAAAGATTAGGATGGACGCCTACAGATAGACTTAATAAATATATTAGTGAGTTGTAATATGAGTAAACAAAATAAATTTAAGATAGTAATACCTTCATATAATAATGAAAAGTGGGTAGAATATAATACTGCAAGTATAATTAGTCAAACATATAAAAATTATGACGTATTATATATCAACGACAAATCAACTGATAATACACCTGAACTAATAAAAAACATTAAGGAAAAATACAATCTAGAAAATTGGACAATATTAAATAATCCTGAAAACATGCAGAGAGGATATAATGTTAATCCTAACGCTCCACATATTATTGATTTTATGGATAGTGAAGATGATATTTTGATGTTTGTAGATGGAGATGATTGGTTAATAAATGATAAGGTGTTAGAAAACTTAAATAATTACTACAATCAAAACGATCCATGGATGACGTATGGTGGAATGTATTGTTGGCCAAGTAATCAAAAGGCTCATCCACAAAATACAGAATATAGTGACCATGTTCATAACAATAAATTGTACAGGCAAGATATTTGGAGAGCAAGTCATTTAAGAAGTTTTAAGTGGTTCTTATATAAGCAGATAAAAAAAGAAGACCTTATTTGGAGTAAAACAGGAGAATATTACTATAATGCAGAGGACTTGGCAGTTTCTTATTTTTGCCTAGAGATGTGTCCTAAACATAAAATTGGAGTAGTTGACTTTCCAACTTATGCCTACAATGAAGATCCAGAAATTGTAGCAAGAGGATTAGCTAGACAAGACAAGGATATTCAAAATCCTGAAGGACAAGAGGCAGAGATTAGAGCTAAAACTCCATACGAAACCTTACCATTTGAAGATGAAGAATACTTTTTAGTACCTCAACTTGCTGGTGGATTAGGTAATATGATGTTTCAAATAGCGTCAGCTAAAGGTATATCTGCAAATAATAGCCATACTGTCGCAACAGATTTTACGCATTTAGGAACAATACATAGACTTCCAACTGAATATAAAGGTAATATATTTAGAAATGTAAAACAATTATCTGAACATCTAAAAGGAGAAAGAATAGACGTAGCAAAATTTGAATATTCTGATGTTAAACTAAATAGAGTTCACACACAACTAACAGGTTACTATCAATCTCCTAAATACTTTGACCACATAAGAGATGAAATAATAAACTTTTTCTCTCCAACTGAAGAAATAAATTCATACATTGAAGATAAGTATGGTAAAATTGATGACTTTGTTTCAATACATATTAGAAGAGGAGACTACACAAAATTATCACAGTATCACCATAATTTAGATATATCTTATTATGAAAATGCAATAGATTATTTTTCAGGTCATAATTTTATGGTGTTTAGTGATGATATAGAATGGTGTAAAGAAAATTTTGATTTTTCACCTGATTCTAAATTTATTGAAGGAGAAGAAGATTATATAGATTTATATATGATGTCAAAATGCCAGCACAATATAATAGCAAACTCAACTTTTAGTTGGTGGGCAGCATACTTAAATACAAATTCTAATAAAAGTGTAGTTTATCCTGATAAATGGTTTGGACCTGCAAATGCAGATAAATTTTCAACTCAAGATTTATTTCCAAATGATTGGGTATGTTTAAGTGAAAATTTACCAGTAAAGTGTATGAATATGTTTGATGATGCATGTGCACACTTAGCTAAAGAAAATGGAAGATATTCTTCAGTACATGGTAAAATATCAAAGCATGTTAAATTTACAAGGGGAAACACTGATACACAATGGCCATCTATATTTACTGACGAGCATCTATATAGTAATGTAAAAGTCGGAGGTAAAAGGATAGGATGGTTGATGGAAACTAGAGAAGTTTATCCACAACGATATGTAGACTTTGAAAAATATAAAGATAATTTTGAATTTGTAATGACTCATGACCAAGAGTTATTAGACAAATATCCAAATAATACAAAGTTCGTTCCCTTTGGAGGTTGTTGGATAAAGGATAATAATTTTAGAGTTTCTGAAAAAAGTAAGGATATATCGATGATTTATTCCAATAAGACTTTTTTAGAAGGACACAAACTTAGACACGAAGTAGCAAATAAAATATCAGGAATAGATTTATTTGGTAGAGGTACAAGTAATCCTGTTGAAATAAAAGAAGATGCAACTATAGATTATAGATTCTCTATTGTAATAGAAAACTCTAAATGTAAAAATTACTTTACGGAAAAATTAGTAGACTGTTTAGCAGTCGGTACAGTACCAATATATTGGGGTTGTCCTAATATAGGTGATTTTTTCAATAAGGAAGGAATACTTTCGTTTAATTCATTTGATGAGTTAAAAGGCATAATTGATATGGGTAATTTTGAGACAAAATATAATAGTATGATGAATGCAATTTTAGAAAACGTAGAATTAGCAAAAAAGTATAATGTCACAGAAGATTGGATGTATGAAAATATTAGTGAATTGTTTTAGCATGTCGAATAATTTTATTATATTATAGTATGGAGAACAAAATGATGAATACTTTGAGTTTATATGGATCTCACGATGCAGGAGCAGTTTTTGTAGATTATACTGGAAAATTAAAGATTTTAGAGTATGAGAGATTTGTACAAAAAAGATACGCAATGTACTCTGATATGTTTGATTCAAGAGAAAAAGACTTAGGTACAAATCAGAAGTCACGAGAAATGTTCATAGATTATATAGTTTCACAGATAGCAAACCCAAATAACCTAAACATAGTTTACGCAGGTTTATCAGAAACAGATATAGAATATCTAAAATTAAGGTTTCCAAATTCTACCTTTAAGATGTGCGGTCATCATATATCTCATGCAGCATCAGGCTTTTTTACTTCTAATTATGATGAAGCTATAATATTTTCTGTTGATGGTGGAGGTGTAGATAATGGAATGGTTGCCTTCACTAAAGTATTTAAGGGAAGTGGAAAAAATATAGAACTACTTGAAACTCCTGATATAAATTTAGGTGTAGCGTATGGTAGAATAGGATGTCCTATATCTGAAATAAAACCTGGACCAGACT